ATGACGGGTGGGGGGTGTTTTTTCAACGGTCCCCCCTCCTATCAATTTTTAGTGTCCATAGGTCTCTGCGTTCTTTTTAAATTCTGGAATAATTGGAATAATTGTGCTGTCTTTCTTAACTTTCATATACAAACCTAAATCATCAGCTTTAATTATTGTATCTATTCCTTTTTCAAGGGCGGCTTTTTTTTCAGACTCACTCCCATCATCAAAATAGGGAACAATTCTTGCTAAGTATTCACATGTTCCATAACCTTTTTCCTTATCAAACTCAAACCATTCATCAAAGTTTGTAAAAGGATTAAAAGGATTGTCAACTGTTGTTAGCATAAAACTTTCTTTTTCCATAACATCTTTAAACCTCTTTTAATTCTTTCAAATACAAACAAATTTTATTAATAATACTAAAATTATTTAGCATTTCACATGCTAATAGTCCCCTATGGGGGTGGGGGATAGAAATTAACTCTCACACCCATAGGTTCTAAAGCTTATTACGTATTAATTATTCATTACCATTTACGATACCGGAGATAGTAGACGTTGAAATACCAATACGGTCTGCAATGTCTGCAAGAGAATAGCCTGCATTGTGCATTGAAATAGCAAGGTTACGTTTGGAATCTGTAATGGTATACTTAGCTTCTCTTGGCATAGCACGTTCTTTAAACTTGTCAAGATCTGTATTATCTATGATGTTCTTCAAAGTTGTGTATGGAATAGCTTTATTTTGGATTGCCTCCCATTCCTCATCAGTAATTTCAATCTGGGTGTTCTTTTTATTAGCACCATACTTAACCCTTGATGCTGCAAGAGCCTGGTTACTTAATTTCTTGATGTCCTCCTTAGTTAGGTTAGGATTCTCCCTCTTTTTCATATCAACAATCTCGTTAGCCTGTATCTGGGCCTGTCTTTCTCTAGGAGCATTCTGCTGAGATAGCTTTAACTTTGAATTCAAAGAAGCTACCTGATCTGCATACTTTTCTTTAGCAGAAGGATCTACAGAGTAATGCTCTGAAGTACGAACTTTTTCAGATTCTTTTCTTGAAAGATTTGCAAGGGCTTTAACATCATTAGCATAGCCGGCATATATGTCTTCCATCTTGTACCCGGAGGATAGGGTATAGGCATCGTCTGCTTCTGCCATACGGGTACTTTTTTCAAGGACAGGGTCATCGGTCTGCTGATAGATCTTCTTTCCTGTTTCTGGATCTCTACCAACAAGTTTAACTTTCTTTTCGCCTGTTTCGATGTAGATTTTTTTGCCTGTATCAGGATCAATATTGTATCTGACCTTCCTTTTTGGCACATCAACCTCATTTTTTGCACGGGAGATCAATGTAGAAGCACCCCCCTCAGGTTGGTAAAGCTTATGAAGCTCTGCAATTCTGTTGTCTTCATAACTACCACGATAGTCGAGCTCATGTTTTACAGCATCAATAACAACCATTGAATGCTTAACGGCTCTTTCTAGTTCATCTGGTGGTGCTCCCTTCAATGTCATGTCTGTAATAAGATTTGAGACTATTCCCATCTGTATCTGTTTGTAGTCTTCACTCATTACTTTCATGCCATCATACTTCGGATACGCTTCTTTAGGATCAAAGTTTTTCAGTCCTTCCAAAGGTGGCGAAGTTTTAATCTTAACATTAGCAGTTGGTATTACAAGAACAGTGTCTCCGTCAAAATCTGCTCCTGACAACCTTGCTGCAACGTTTGAATTTATTCCGACAGCATCTGTAGCATTAAACATTACGCTCTTTGCTGCCTTGTTTTTGTTATTAACAATGAGCTTTGGTATCTCAAAGATTCCTGCATGCGGGTATCTTATAAGAACTACTTCTTCACCATCTCTGTATCCTGGTGCATAGATCTCATTGTCTTTTAATTCAGGCACTGGTAATATAACTTTTGATGCCTGTCTTGGTAACGCTGCTGCTTTTAATGTTACTGCAGCTTTGTCGCAGCTATCTGCAAACTTGATAAGCATCTTCTCTTTAATAGCAGGATTAGTAAGGCTCATAATTGAATCGTATTCTTCCTTCTTTTCTGCATATGCAAGATCAAGCTGCCTCTTTGCTAACTGTGGTGACTGTTTGGAAAGCATCTGAGAAGCCAGATTTCTCGACCATTTATTCCAATCGCCCTCTTCGTTAACAATATTTATTGCTGATTGATGTTCTTTACCATCTTCTGAAATATAACTTCTCTGACCACCAGGTTTAATAGTAGCTCCAAAAGGATTGTCAGGATCATTCTTTAAAGGTTTGAGAACTGAGTTGTCCTTTGGACCGAGCATCGGTGTGCCTTCATGTTTGTTGGTATTAAATATAATGTCAACACCATCAGGCATATCATCAGAGTAAATAGCCATACCTTTAAGATAGTGACTACCATCAACAGCTATTCTTACCTGAGCATACTGAGAATCGCCAAGTGAGATGTCTTCAACTCCTCTTCTTAACTGAATAACACCGTCCATCTTGTTTCCGCCTTCTTCAGCGTATTTTACTTTGACTCTTTTTGAATCTATGCTGACTGGCGGTTTAATTCCCAATACAGTTTTACCATCATCAGAAACATAATCAGTTATTGACTTAATGTTTCCTCTATTTTTCATTAACTCTTGATATGTTGTTCCAGGAGGACAAAGAACCTTAACATCAGTGTAGTTGCCAGTTCCTAACTGCTGAATCTTTACATGATATAACTTGTAGCCTTCGTCAGTTAGACTTCTTATTGCACTCTTCATACAAGTTTCTGTAACGTTAAGATCAATGTTCACACCTTTTCCAACATCAATATAAGTTTTATCATCAACATTCTTCTTTAAAGCTTCAACAGTTGTATCGATTTTTGTTTTCTTAACTGTTCCCGCTTCTCTAAGAAGATTTCCTACAGTTGTATCTGGAAGACCCATGCGCTTTCCAATAGCAACATTTGAATAGCCTTTCTCTTTAAGCTTCATTGCATATCGTCTATCGTATGCTTTCTTCTCATTTCGCTCTATTGTCTTGCGCTCTCTAAGTTCTGTAGATGACATGTTCATTGCTTTTGCAATTTCTGTGTCATTCATTCCCTCATCTTTGTACTTTTTATAGTCTTTCATAAAGCCACTATCTTCATGCTGATAAGGATCTTCACCAGAACCATAAGGGTATCTACCAGAATGTCTTTTTGTTCCATAATGTGCCAAGAATTTTGTTCGATCAAATATATCGATAAACATGTTTTCGTTCATAATTAGTTGACCTCTTCTTCCTTTATACTATCTATTAATCTATCGAAAAGTATTATCTTATCCATTATTGGTAAGATGTCTGATGTCTGAGGATTACCAATTAGAATGTCGTCATTCTGATAGATCCTCAATTCCATTTCAATGTCGCCTGGCTTTATGTCATATTCAAGACAGAAAAGCGCTGCATAAATTTCTAATTGATGAAGAGATACTGGACCAACTCCAGTCTTCAAATCATGAATTCTTAAAAAGCTCTTCTTTTCTTTGAATGCAATAGCATCAGCAGTACCAAAACAATTTGGTGAAAAATATAACACCTGTTCTGGTGTCATGTTGAATCCTATTGCATCGTTAACATACATGTTTAACGTTTGATTTGTTCTTGGCAATTTTTGTTTTAAGTTTATGCACTCACAAGCAAAAGCATGTAAGCGTGTTCCTCTAATAGCTGCAAGATGATTCAAATATACTGTTCTAAGTTTTTCTTCATCGTAATTAAGCCAGCTATATTTACTAGCCCCTAGAAAGGCGTGTCCCCCTTCAGGAACGTCTCGAAAATGATTGTTCCATTTCATTCAGTACTTCCTCCTTATTTTCTGGAAATATAAATGATGAAAAAGACATCTTATTCATCAAATCCACATAATAAGGTTGATTAGGCCTGGCTGGTGCATTAGCACTTTTCTTGCATTCGAGAGTCGCCCAATGATTTTCGTACAAAACTAAAAGATCCGGGACACCTTGAAGATGGCTCGGATCTAGTTTTGTCACTATGGCTCCAGG